ATTATGATTGCCAAATTCTTCTTGAGAAAACAACTCATCAGGCAGCAAATGATAAGTCTTTTCCTACAGACGCAAGACTTATCTGGTACATTGTTGACGGTGTAGAGTATATGGATCTGACTCGATGCAATAAAGTATCAAAGATGTTTGATATGTATTATGATCGATATGGTAAAGGTTCTGTGCAAAGAATTGATTTTGGATATGGATCTATCAACCCAAAACTCTGGGGCAATAAACCAAAGAAGGAGAAGAAGAGGAAATGAATGAGGAACAAATTAAGAATCAAATCAATGAATTAATCAAAGATGAAATTCAAGAGGTGATCAATGATTATGTTGATGCAAAAGAATCCACTCAAGAGAGTGGTCTTGGATTTGTTCAAACTGAGGACGAGAAAGAGTTAAAGGTGAAGGTATCAAAAAAAGAAATTGATAAAATCATCAAGGAGTATAAGAAAATTAAAAAAAGTCAAAGGTCTAACATATCTCAGGTTAGGAAACTTGGATTGGTTGATAAGCATGGTAGACCATTAAAATAAATATTAACGTTAAAGGAGTGCTTATGCTTTCTACGCAATATAGATTGCGCCTTGAGGCCATATGTGAAAAAATTGTTAGTAATGAAGAAGTAAGTCTAGAAGATATGATCTGGGCAAACAAACTAGCAAAGTCCAATCAGAGTGCAGCATCAATATTGAGGAAGGCACGTAGACAAGCAAGAAATCCTGACATGAAAGAGGGTGATTTGGATGATTTTATGAACCAGATGGACCTTGGGGACCCTGATCCATCTAATCATTCATCAGGGTTCAGTAGTGCAGATGATATTGTGGACTGGTTTTCACATGAAAAAACAGACGACTGGAGGCAGAGAGACTAATGCAAGCAGTAATTTATAGTAATGGTAGTCAAGAGTGTGAGCGTGCTGGTATGCTTCTTAAAAGTATTCATGAAGATTTTCATGAGTATATCTTAGATAAAGACTTTACTGATAAGCAGTTTCATGCAGAGTTTGGTAAGGAAGCTCAGTACCCACAGATTTCAATTGGTCTCAAGCACCGTGGAGATTTGAAGGAGACCTTGAATTATTTGAATAAACATAATTACATATGTTCGTGTTGATACTAACACACTTGACTAAATAATGCATGAGGTCTATAATAGACCTGTCGTTCATCTCCTTCGGGAGACGCAAGTAAGTCGCGGAACGGATTCGTTCATCCCTTTAGGGACGCACACGACTGAAGGAACGGGGATTAAAAACCCTCTATTACTTTAGGAGTAACACCATGAATACACTTAACCTCATCAAAAAGCAGATTGAAAAAGCATCTGCTCTTCACGACGCACAAATTACCCACACCTCATATCGTGGTGTTGAGTATTCTACTCGTTGTGTAGAAAGCAAAGTGCCCCATGGCACCTTTTGCTATCGTGGTCACACTTATACTAAGTGATTGCCAAACCAATTGAATAGTGTTAGAATGGGAGGGAAACCTCCCATTTTTTATGGAAAGAGATAAACTAAAACTGATAGTGAGGAATTTAAAACTTCTTGTTGAATCTTTAGAAGCAGAGGTATACTCTAATACTGATGCATATATTTCAAAGCAAGAAAATTTTGATGACCCATCTGCTAATTACATTTTAGATTACGACGAAGTTTTTGAGGATGATGATGGATAAGATAGATACACAGGGAATGAGTATTCCTAGTGGTAATAAAACACCATCAAAGAAATTCTATCCACCACTGGTGATACCAAAACGAAATGTCTTTACTGATTTAGAAAGACAAGAACTAAAGGACATTATTAACGAGACACTTGATGAGAGAGAACAACGTAAAACTAATCAGCGTAACTCCTGATGCTGAGAAGCACATGGCATACTGTGCCAGAGTAAGTAATCCAAACAACCAAGAGAATGAGAAGTTCTCTGGTCTCCTGAAGTATTGTGTGAAGCATCAGCACTGGAGTATCTTTGAGCAGGCATACATGACTCTAGAGTTGAATACTACCAGAGGAATTGCAGCTCAAGTGCTTCGACATAGGAGTTTTACATATCAAGAATTTTCACAACGCTATGCTGATAGTTCCCTACTTGGCAAGACGATACCCCTTCCAGAACTCCGTAGACAGGACACCAAGAATCGTCAGAATTCTATTGATGATATTGATCCGTTTACGAATCAGAAATTTGAAATGTTGATGCAACAACATTTTGCACAAGCAATGGATCTTTATCAGAGAATGCTTGATGAGGGAATCGCAAAGGAGTGTGCTCGTTTTGTGCTTCCCCTCGCTGTAGGGACAAAAATCTACATGACGGGATCAGTTCGTTCATGGATCCATTATATCGATTTGCGTTCTGCAAATGGCACACAGAAGGAACATATGGATCTTGCACTAGGTGCAAAGAGAATCTTCTGTGAACAATTCCCTGCTGTTGCTGAAGCAATGGAATGGGTTTCATAAATATTTACACCAACAATTGATTGTTATGCCAACATATCCTGTTATTAATTTGGAAACAAAAGAAAAGAAGACACTTTATATGTCTATGAAAGCATACTCAGAGTGGAAAGAAGAGAACCCTGGATGGGATAAGGACTGGTCAGAAGGTTGTGCAGGACAATCCACAGAATTTAAGTGGACTGGTGAGGCCAAGTCCAATGGATGGAATGAGGTCTTGGATCGTGCATCTAAACAACCAGGTGCTAATGTCCGCAAAAACCGATACTACGGTTAATCCTTCCAATCTTTTATAGCGTATGCCCTCAAAAAGAAAGTCTAATCAACCAGTAGTCCCATTTGGGATGAGCAACAAACATATGAAAAGAAAGAAACCAATCAACACAGACTTGATGAAACCCATCGAGGCTCTAACAGAAAATCAAAAAGAACTTTTCCGTTGTTACAAAAACGATCAAAACATTGTTGCCTATGGGTGTGCGGGTACTGGAAAGACCTTTGTAACCCTCTACAATGCTCTTAGAGATGTTCTTGACCCCAAGACTCCTTATGAGAAAATCTATATCGTTAGGTCTCTTGTAGCAACTAGAGAGATTGGTTTCTTACCTGGAGACCATGAGGATAAGTCTTCTCTTTACCAAATTCCTTATAAGAATATGGTGAAGTATATGTTTGAGATGCCTACTGACTCTGATTTTGAAATGCTCTATGGCAATCTAAAAAATCAAGGGACTATTTCTTTTTGGAGTACATCATTCATTCGTGGAACTACACTTGATAATGCAATCATTATTGTTGATGAATTTCAAAACTTGAATTTCCATGAACTTGATAGTATAATTACAAGGATAGGAGAGAACAGTAAGATTATGTTCTGTGGTGATGCCACTCAATCTGATCTCGTTAAAGCATCTGAGAAGACTGGTATTGCTGACTTCATGCGAGTTCTTAGAACAATGCCATCAATGGACATCATTGAATTTGGTGTTGAAGATATTGTTAGATCTGGTCTCTGTAAAGAATACTTAATTGCAAAAATGGATTTGAATTTATGAGTTTTATTCATCATAATTATCTCGGTGACCTTGAACTAAACAAGAAAGAAACAAATGGCATCCGTCTCTACAACCTTCCAAGTGGAGACTGGGTGCCTTCTATTACATCTGTAACTTCTTTCTATAACCGACAGATCTTTGTTAACTGGAGGAAGAGAGTTGGTATTGAAGAAGCAAATCGTATCACTAAAAAAGCTACATCTCGTGGAACAGACTTTCATGAAGTGACTGAAGTGTATATGAAGAATGAAGAAATAAACTGGGATGATTTCAAACCTCTAACCAAGTTTATGTTTTATCATGCTAAACCATATCTAGATAAGATAAATAACATACACGCTATAGAAAGAACTCTCTACTCAGAATATCTGGGTCTGGCAGGTAGAGTTGATTGTATTGGTGAGTATGAAGGAGAACTTGCAGTCATTGATTTCAAAACCTCAGAGAAAATTAAACCAGAAAAGTGGTTGGAGAACTATTTCGTTCAAGAAATGTTCTATGCTTCTGCTTACTATGAATTGACTGGTATCCCCGTCAAAAAACTGATCACCATCATGGTTACTCCTGGAGGTGAGGTTAAAGTATTTGACAAAAGAAACAAAGGGGATTATATTAAATTATTAGTACGATATATTAAAGAATTTGTATCTCACAATCTTAGGTCAGAGAATGGGGAATGAACTAGAAAAAGCATTGGAGAGTAAATTCTTTTGCCCTTCCCGATTCGCACAAGAAATAGAGTCTCTTGTCCATACTGGTGATGGAATGAGTTACATTGATGCTGTTGTTTATTTTTGTGAAAACAATAGTATTGATGTAGAGTCAGTTCCTAAACTAATATCCAAACCTCTTAAAGATAAATTAAAAGCAGAAGCAATGGAACTTAACTTCTTAAAAAGAAGTTCTCGTGCAAAATTGCCTATTTGATTTCATTTTTGCTTGAAAAAAATTCCGGCAAAAATTTGACCCTATTACTTTTTTCATGATGCCTTTTGATGCCTACAAACAATACCTTTCGTTGAAGAACCACTTCACGAAAGAGAAGTATGATTACCATAAGTATTGTGGTAAGAGTCGTGCGACTGTTCAGTCTTTCTATAAGAGGAAAGATCGTTTCTGGTTTGAAAAATTATCAAGAAACAAGGATGATAAAGAAGTAATTGATTTCTTCATCTCTAACTTTATTACTTGCACTGATCCAAGTAAACTTTGGATAGGAGAAATGATTCGTGAAGGTGAGGGTAGATATACTTCATGGAAGAAAAGGACTCAATCATTGACCTATTTGTTTAAGGAAGAAACAGAGTCAATGTTTGCGGATAATAATTTTGATTCTATGTTTGTGTTGGATGGTTCTAGACATCCACAAATTCTTAAAGAGTACTTA